TAAGTTCAGCATCACTAAGGTCTATGTATAATACAGAATCAGAAACTGTTTGTGGCTGTCCAAAAATATACGTTCCCGTACCCGTAGAATCAGGAATGCTTGTAGAATCAACAGGCTCAGATATTAAATTTGTTTGATACTCAAACTTTATAGGATTGCCATTGCTATCCAACATATTGTAACCTTCAACATAGTTACCATACATCAAACGATTTCCCATTATTGTTTGAGCCTTGGCAAGAAGTGGTACGTTGTCGTAAAGCCTTAGCAATTCAGATTCGGGAAGAATTGTAAATATCTTACTATTGGTAAAAGTATATGTATAGTTTGTGTTGTCAGACAACCCAAGTATAGCCTTGTCAAGCTTCTCTATAACTTTTATTACATTGCTTTGCGCCTCCTTAAAAAGCAGGTCAACACCAATAACAAGAGGACCGCCTGAGTTGTATGTTACAATAGCAGTATTATTTATGTTGACCATTCCCTCGTTAAGGAAACTATTGACACTAAACTGAAAAGGTTTAGGTTGAAATGCAGGTGCAGAAAATTGAGATATTGCAGAATATTCCCCATCCTCATATAAATACCTATATGCAAAACAAATAAATCTGCTTTCCATAAAGTTATCTTGCTGACCCGTAGTTATTGGTTGAACGCTCGGAGATTCAACAGGAGGCTTCTTGATAACAAGAATTGACTCTGCACTAAATTGGTCTATGTTTAATATTGGGTCAGGATAGTTGCGACTCCTATTAAAAAATCTTGGAGGGTTATAGTTGTCGGTAAAAAATATCAGCTTGTCAATAAGGTCTATACCCGTAATTAAATACTGAGGATTAAAATTTAGCGTAGTATTTAAACCACCTCCATCGTCAATGCTAACAACATGGTACGTTAAAATACCGGTATACACATTAAAAGAAACTATCATATCAAGCTTTCCCGTGTCGCCAACAGGAAATGCTGAGTCATGTATAAACCAATACAGGGTTTCATTTGCACTATCGTCAATTGTTCCTATACATTTGGCAGAAGAACTAAGTGGTGTTCCATCAATATACTTAAGAATAGTAAGCTGTATGTTTCCTTTAGTGTTTTCTACTACACCAATTTCTGATTGCTCAGTAGAGCCCATGCGAATATTGAGTGCATCAATGTATTCTCCATTGGGAACAAGGCGTTCATCAACCACCTTATTCATCCTACCTGCTATGAAATTCCTTGTAATGTTTGCCATATTATTTGAGCCACTTATCCATTCCACGCAAATTCATTAGCAATCTGCCGGAATGTATGTTACTAATTCTTATTTTAGCATTTCTCAACAAAGAACTTTTTTCCTTTCTTGCCCTAGCAACCACATACTCTTGAACACCAAGCTTAGAGTTTAGTATCTCATATTGAATATACGCATAAACATATTTCTCGAATAGTTTATTTACGCTAACATTTGCATCATTACCATTCTCCATGCCATCAGAGATATACTCAAGTATAACAGATTGGTTATACATGTCTGAGTTGAAGTTGATTACACCCGTATTCTTATCAATAGCAAATGTTGGATTAAAGTTTGCTGTCTCAGTATTCAACCCATATCTCTCACCAAGAGTATACTCAAAATACCAAGTACCACCTGTGTCCCAACCATATTCACCATTGTACATGCTTTGAGGATTAAGGTAAATACTTTTCTTTGTACCTCTCAATCTCTGTATTTCAATCTCAGAGAACTCAGGAGACAACGCATTGCCATTTTGGTCAAACAATATCTTACCCGTTTGGTCTTGCAAGTATGCTAGTGAAGACAATATCTGAATATTCTCGGTAAGCGGTCTAAGATAACCGTCCTTATACAAGTTTACCCTAACCCAATTTACATAATCAGATGGAAGAACATACCTAAGACCCTCGTCAACGGTAAGTTGTAGCATCTTAATCTCCTTAAACGCATCGTAGTTTAATTCTTGAATGGCACGTTTTGCGTGGAATAGAATCTTAAATCGCTCTGAGTTATTCACCAAAGAGTGATTACCGGAATACATTAACAAGAAATTATTTACTATATCATACAAACTAACATATTGGTAAGACCCCCAATTTTCATCTTTAGGGTTTACTCCACCATTTTCGTAGTATTGATATTGAGAAATATATGCCATCTTTTATAGTTTATTATTTAGCAGTAAAGCTTGGTTCTTGCATTTGCTCTTGTACCATTCCAAACTGAACAACCTCATTTTCTCTAATGGAGATACCACAGTATTGCAAAATTTTAACAACTAATTTATACTCGTCCTCAAAAGGAACCTCAAAGTCTTGGTAGTCGAGTTGTGATTGGTCAAATACAGGAGTACCGTTTATTAGTGTAATGTATGTCCACTTAGGGTCTTTTGGATACCTAAAGTATTGTGCATCAACCTCACCGGGTAGATTTATGGTTGCCGGATACACAGTCATTATACTTCCTTCTTGCGTATATGCAGGATATGTTTCCGTTGGAGCAGTAAGCATTGAGTTAAGCAACATGGTTATCTTGCTATGATTTACTTTCTCAGCTTCTCCCTTATATACCCTACTCATCCCCGATGCATCAAAACAAAGCACCTTATTAATCATATAATAATCAAATCCCGTTGTAGAGATTGAAGGCAAATAGTATTTGTTTGTTGCAGCTGTAACTTGGGTAAGAGATGATGTTTGTGAAAAAACCTCAATACATTCCTCTATTGTTTTTTTAGCATCAGCGTATGAACTACCCGACAGGCGAGCGTTCTCCATGTTTATCGTCTTGTTATATGCAGAAAAGTATTCTTCAAACACTTCCATCTGAGCCTGCTTCGCATACAAATTAAAGTCTGAAGGGGAAATATAACCGTAATTATTTTTGTTCAAAACGGACAAAACAGTATTCCTAACTGAATTAATCATCTGTTTATTTTTTACAAATATAATTAAAAAAAAGGAGGGTACAGAAGTACCCCCCGGTCATTTAAACTGTAAACCAAACACCGAGTTATTGTGGTATGTTATTTTCTAGCATTTTAAGGACATCAATCCCATCATCAGTCTTAAGGAACTGAGTAATGGTAGTATATGGGTCTTCCCCGTAAGGAACATTCAGCATCTTTTTCTTATTGGTTGAGGTATTAAACCATACCTCTTTCTTGCCATTCTTAAATACCAACAGCTTTTCCTCAAAGAATACATGGATATTTGACTGCAACTTAAGCATTGGGTCGCTTACTGCGTTAAGGAATCCCCTAGGGTCCCTCTTAGCATAAACAAGAATATCCCTCTTTAATTCAGCGGTGGTATACCTAGATGGGTCTTTAGAGAACAAAACCCTAGACATGGTCTCCAACTGCTCTATGCTTAATTGACGAGCTTCAACCAAGGCATCAACCTCTGCATTGAGTATCTCAACCTCTTGAGTTGCATCTTTTTCATTGTCAACTTCCACAAATGTCCTTCCATTCAAAGGATGGTAGAACAAAAACTGCTGAAGTGCAGGGTTGTTTCTAGGAACCCTAAGAAAACCATTCTCAAAAATAACCGGTTCCACAATTGCATTACCATCTTGCTCATCCTCAAAAGGAGACTTTTGGTTGATTGCGTACCTGAGTGGTTTATTAATATTTTTTTCTTCATCAAACCAAAGAAGTGGATACCTCTTATTGTTTCTTGATGGAAGAGTATAGGAAAGCGGAGCCGCTTCTCCTTTAAGTTTGTAAATCTTATCTACTAATGCAGCATTCTTTTTCATTTGATATAATTTGATTTTTTAAAGAAAAGAAGGAGTGTCCTTAAAGACACTCCCCTTTTTTATTTTAACTATGAACCATAGCGGAACAACACGAAGTTGTTAGCACCAAGGGTACATACGCAACGCTCAGAAAGGAAATTGACTTCCATTGCATCGAGGTCACTTGTTTGAGCACCACCGGCAGAACCTGTAATCCAAGTCTTATACCTTCTGTCCTCAGTCTCAGATGCACGGTAACGTACATGGAGGAAAGGACGCTTAGCATTCTTGCCAAGGATTTGGTCGTAAACGGTAGTAGAACCTGCAGGAACCAAAAGTCCTGTTACAGTGCCTGAAGCAGAAGCTCCGGTTGGCAAACCACCACGCATGGTTGGGTCATTCAGGTACTTCCAATCAGACTTGTAGAAATCATAACCTCTGCGGAATCCTGTGAAACCAAGGTTAAGAGCCATTTCTTTGTCATTTTGGAACAGACCATAAGATGTACCACCTGCACCGTAGCTGTTCTGAGCAGCCAACATATCGTCAATGTCAAAGCTGAAGGCACGGTTAACGAAGATTACGTTCTCTTCGATAGAACCTTGCTTGTCAAGACGAGAGATGATTGCATCAAAGTCAGCCAAAGTTGTTGGGTTTCCACCGCCCCATACGTTACCACGGTCGTTAACAGCGTAGAAGATACCTTCTGAACCTTTGTTACCGTAGTCGGGGTTAAGACCTGCGTTAGCAACACCTGAACCTGACTCAGCAGGAACAGCCTCAATCATTGCAGTCTCAAGGTAGTCCTCAAAACGCAGACGAGTTTCGTGCTCACTCTTCAAATACCAAAGATAACCGGTAGCACCATTCTCAGTGGTTACTTCTACCCATCCAATCTGTGCCATGTCAGAACCGCTTACAGCGTATTTGTCCTTGATGATGATTGGAGAGTTACTGAAGAATTCGTCTTGAGATTCCAAAGAACCAATCATTCCGATAGTTCCTTTCTTGAACTCAGAACCGTAAATCCATACAGAAAGGATAGCTGTTCCGGAGAATGTTTGACCACCTGCTTCGTAGTATGCAACAACGAAAGTGTTTGCAGCTACGTTTACTGAAGTTACAATACCCTTGTTTGACAATCCTGTTGCATTGTCAGAGATGTAAACAGTTTGACCGGCACGGATTGCAATAGCGGTAACGCCTGCATCAGCTACGGTAATTGTTGCTGAATCAGCAGCTGCTGCAGCACTTGAATCACAGTTTACATACTTGGTATGCAAACGACCTTGCTCAGCCCATTTAACCATGTCTGAGTTAGAAGGCATTTCAGCACCTACCATACGGAGGAAAGATGCTATAGTACGATTACCATAACGCTCAAACTCCTTCTCATAAGTATCAGGAAGATACTGATTCAAGAAGTTGAAGTTGGTAATATAGTTCGTGGACAATGGGACTTGCTCCGCACTTGGCTGAAGCTGAAAACCCGGAGTTGCTAAAACTGCCATTTTGTTTGTTTTTTAAATTATTAAACTTTTTTAATACTGCGGATTTTTAGACCCCTTCCGGAATCTTGGCTCACCGCCTTTACCTGCATTCCTCCTTTGTTGACAACTTCAGGTGCTCTACGCTCAGACATATTTATATTTTTTGTCTTACGCATAACATCCTCAGTGGCATCAGACATACCTTGCTCATAGAAGAACTTGGCAAATCTGTCGGGATTCATTGCAATAGACAAAGCCTTGTGGTATCCTACTGCATCCTTAATCAGTCCGCTTTCGTCCAAGTACTTGCTTATGAAGTTCATTGGGTTAGATTGCATGTTTTTTAATTCTGCAGGATTACCGGGAGAAAAAGTAACCTTCTTGTCATTTAGATTAAACTCAAAACCACTGAAGTCCTTACTAAAGACTTCGTCTGTTTTTTGTTCAAACCACTTTCGCTTCCTGTCGTTTTCCTCCTGTACAGTGTTTGCCTGTTTTATATACTGACGGTATGCTTCAAATTCTTCTTTTTCAGATTCAGAAACACCTGCACCACTTGACTCAAGGGGGAGTTTGTATTTCTCTTTCTGTTCATTAAAGAACTTTTTAGCTTCCGCTAAAGCTTTTTTCTTAGCGATTTTTACTTTTTTGATTGTAGAATCATCAT